GATGTGTATAAGAGACAGGCCTTCCGCTGTGATCAACCTGAGTTCCGGCAATCCGAACGCCCCCATTGATCCAGCGGATGTGGATTCTGTCAAGTCGCAGTTGGAGGACGATTACGCCGCATACCGACGCAAAACCATCGTCACCAATGCCTATCAGATGGCGGTTAACCTGTTGGGTTACAACGCCAAGGACATGGATTTCCTGGGCGGCCGCCAGGCGACGAAGGATGAGATTTATCAGATTCTGGGTTATCCGCCGGGTTATGCGGATAAAAACGCCACCGAATCGAACTCAACTGTCGGGTATGCAAAATTCATGGAGCGGGTGTACGCCATTCATGGATTGTATGCCGAACAAATCACGACCCAGATCATCAACCGGTTTTATGGCGATGATCTGGAGGCCAGGTTTGCAGATGTGCGCCCGATCAATCAGGATATGCGGCTGCGTGAGGCGGACGCCAGCAAATCGGACATGACGGTCAATGAGCGCCGCAAAAAATTCTGGAACCTACCACCTCATCCGGACGGAGACCGGTTACCGGATCCAGTAGGCCAGGTGGGACCCATCCCGGCCGGGCTGGAGGATGGTTTTGCGGCGGATGTAATGCCGACCGTTAGTAACGCGTTGATGGAATCGGCCCGCAGCCTGCGAGAGGTTGATCTGCGCAATTGGAGGGCAAAGGCGATCAAATCGCTCAAACTGGGCCAGCCAGCGGCTGTGTTGTTTAAATCCAATGTGATCGATCCCAAACTGGCAGATACGATATCTGACGGACTGGCATGCGCAGACCTGCCAGAGGATGTGCACGCGGTTTTCGAACGCGCTCAGAAAAACGTGATCCGCAGCTGGCGCCCGTGGTCCACCTATGAGGAACGCCTGGCAGCTGAATTGGGACCTGTGCTGCGTTCCCAGGCTGATCGGCTGATTGAGCAGCTGCGAGAGAACGGAGATCCAGCAATGCTGGAGGATGCAGCCGTGTGGGCTGCGATGGCAGCCGGTATGCAGAGCCAGATCGAGCCGTTATTGCTCCAACTCACCCGGCAGGCAGTCACGAGGGTACAGGCGACCCTGGATAAAACTGCGATCAATGTCAATTGGGATCTGGCCAACGAGCAGGCGGCGGCGTGGGCAAGACAACACACGGGTGAACTGGTCACCAATGTCATGGATACGACCCGGCGTGAGGTGGGCCAGCAGGTGGCTGAATGGTCGCAGACCGGGGAGGGTCTGGATGGCCTGACGCGGCGCATCGAGGCGATGACCGAGGAGGGCGGTCGGATATTTACGCCCGATCGAGCCGAGACCATCGCTATCACCGAGGCCACGAACACCTATTCCGGGGCTAATGCCCTGTCCTGGCAAGCAGCGGGGTACGCACCGGCGGCATATAAGCCAGCTGCCCATGTGCGCTGCCGATGTTATCTCCAGCCGTGGAAAATGCGGGATGGATCCCGCGTATTGGTCTGGTACACAGCCCGTGATGAGCGGGTATGCTCTGAGCCGCTGACCACGCCGTGGGGTGAGGTCAACGGCTGCAGGGATTTGCACCGCACGATTGTATCCGAGGGGCAATACCTTGGGAAGCAGGCGGAATAATGCCGGAGTTTACGTTTTACGGAACCGATGAGCTGATGGAACTGATCCAGATGCTGCCAGAACTGGCACTGGATGCAGCTCAACCGGCCATGGTGGATACGCTGATATTCCTGCATGGCCAACTGCCCGATTATCCCCCGGCCATACAAGGATCGAGCTACAAACGCACCGAGACTCTGGGACGCCGTTTCACTGAAAATACAACCAGGGGGGAAGATGCGATTACTGGAGAACTGGGAAACAATCTGGCTTATGCGCCCTGGGTCGTTGGGGCGGATTACCCGGGTGTTGAAATCGGGGGACGGCATAAATATCAGGCCCAGGTGCACGTCGATCGCTGGTGGCAGTTTGATCAGGTGATAGAAAATTCCGAGGCGGATGCCTGGGATGAATTCGAAGAAAAATTCTGGCCAGAATTCCGGGACCGCATAAAACAAGAAACGGCCAGGCTGGGAGGTGATCATGACACAGTTCAATAACGCTCTAAAAGCACTCTCGAAAACAGAGACGGATCTGCGGGTCGGGAACTACATCATACTTTTTAACTCACGGGATCTGGAGTTCCTGCGAAAAGGCAAAAACGCAGACGGGACGCTGGGTGAATATTTCGATCCGAATGTCGAGGTTGAATCTGATTTCACCAAAAAGGGACTGCTCGAAATCGATTTCGAGCATGGCGCTGATTTCGAGGTCAAAAACCAGGTGCTGGGTTATGTGGATTGGAAAACCGCCCGGCGAGATGACAAGGGCATATTTGTCGAGCGTGTGCTGAACCGGCGGAATACCTACATCCAGATGCTGGAGGAATTAATCGAGGATGGTCTAATCGGAAATTCCTCAGAGGCTATTCCGACAGGCGTGAAAACACTGGATGACGGGGCAATTGTCAGCTGGCCATTGATGAAGGACACGCTGACTGTGATGCCGGTCGAACCAAGGATGCTTCACGGCAATACGCTTGCAGCCCTGAAATCCCTATCTACTGAATTCCCATCGGCCAAGCGGCTGATTGAGAAGATCGATATCAACCCGAATGACCATAGCGGTGGCGGCAAAGGCGGCGCAAAACGAGGCGACCGCGCCGGACGCCGGACGTCAACGGGAACCAATAAACGTGAGGTAAAAACTATGGACATCCTGGAAGTTATCAAAAAGCTGGTTCCGGGTTTAACTCCGGAGCAGATCGAACAAATCGCGGCCATTCTCGGTTTATCGGGCATGGCTGTGGCCTCCACCGATGATCCGGTGGTGGATGAGAAATCCGGCGAGGAGTTGAAATCCATTCCCCTGTCGAAACTCGTGACAGAGTTAAAGGGGCTGGGTTACTCCGTTGTTCTCCCCGGTCAAAAACCAGAATCGAAAAAAGCGACCGTACGGCCGCCGTACAATTTCGAACCGGCGAAAAATGCCGGTGACGATGACGACAACGATGAGGGCGCTCGCACTGCCAAAGCGGCCCACATGCTGCGGTTCTCCAAAGAGACCGACGCGCAAAAAGCGATCCTGGCGGATGTGATCGGCGCGGATTACGAGCAGCGCATCTACGAACAGAATGTTGCGTTCGCAAAATATCTCAAGGGCGGTGAGCGCGTCTTGGATGGTCGGGAGATCAAATCGCTCCGCCAGCTGTATTTCCCCACCGGGAAAATTGCGGATCTGATTCTCAACGCGGGTTACGATGTGCGCACGATCAAAGCGACCCAGGTCGAGGCCATCGGCGAACTGGGCGGTTTTGCCGTTCCCCCGAACGTGCAATCAGAAATTGACACCCGGCTGCCTGGTTTGACCGCGGTTCGCGGCGGCGGTGCGCGGGTTGTGCAGCTGGTCAACTCAAACAGCATCGAAATACCATTGTATGATGGCAATTCCGATCGCTGGATTGGCCTGATCCGCGGCCAGTGGGGCACCGAGACCCAGCTCCCGACCGACCAGAACTTCAAATTGAAGCTGGTTCCGGTGATCGCGGATGTCTACACCTATAAGGTACCGATGTCCCGCAGCCTGGTCGAGGATGCAGCCAACCTGGTTAGCATTGTCCAGGAGGATATCGTCACCACGGCGGCCATCGATGAAGATGACGCCTGCCTGGTGGGTGACGGCGCTGGTAAACCGCTGGGGTTGCTGCCTGGTGGCGCCAACACCAACAGTTTGGCCGAGGTCGCATCTGGCGCTGCTGCCGCATTGACCGCGGCCGGAATCAAGGCGCTCAAACGCGGTGTCGCCAGCCAGTATCGCGGGGCTGGCCGCTGGGTCGCCAACGGCGACACGTACTCAGCCATCGAGCAGTTGACCTACGCGGTCGATGGGCATTTTGTTTTCGAGGATCTATCTGATACCGAGAAACTGCTGGCCCGCCCGGCCATGGAATCAGGCGCGATGCCCGATATCGCGGCTGGCACATTCCCGATCCTGTTCGGTGACATGAGCGGCTACACCATCGTGGAGCGGCTCGGCATGTCGATCGAGCGGTTCATGGACAGCGGTACCGGCCCGAACAAAGTCGAGTTCCATGTGCGCCGCCGGATCGGCGGACGCCCGGAAAAAACCTGGCTGTTCGCAGTCCAGAAGGTTGCCGCGGCCTAATACAGGTCAATCAAAATTAATCGGGGCGGTTATTTCAACCGCCCCACCAGAAGTCTGTGAGGGGAACCATGCGTATTAACGAACTATTCAGTGAGGGTGCGAAGATCCAGCAGCTCAATGTCGAGACGGCTCTCGGCGCGGCCTCATATCCAGCGTCCGGCTCGTTCATCGACGTGAGCAAATTCAACCGGTTTGCGTTTTTGATCCTGGTGGGTGCTCTGACCTCGGCTGTCACGGCCAAGGTGCAGCAGGCCGCGGTTGCCAATGGTGCGCTCAAGGACATTACCGACGCAGTCGTTGTCATTCCGGACACCGGAGACAGCAAGTGGTATCTGATCGAGGTTGAAACCAACCATCTGGACATCAACAACGGGTACAACTATGTCACCCTGACGCTCACCGGCCCCGCCGGTCTTGATGATTTCGGCGCTATCGTGTTCCTCGGGTTTGGCGATGTAGCACCTGCCACCCAGGGCGCGGACAAAGGCGCGATCGTGAACGTTGCCGGGTAACTTGATCCAATGAATGTTTAGGGGGCGGGGAACCGCCCCCACCTGGAGATCGGAGGAACGATGCAGGTAATAATCGTGACTGCTGGAACGTACATGAATGATCAGCTGCGGGCGCAAAAATGCGCGGCAGGTGATGTGCTGGAGACCCGTGAATGGTATGCCCAGCAAATGGCCGCGGATGGAACCGGGGAGATTGTTGGAGACACTCCCAAAAAACCAAAGCGGACCAAAACGCAGGGCGGATCGCGCCGGTCCTCCGGTAGATCGACTCCAGCCAATCCATTCATAGGGTAGAACAGTGTACAACTACATCACTCTGGCAGCGGTAAAACGGTACATCGGCGGTGGCATCGACACCAGCGACGATGCTCTCTTGCTCGAATTCATCGAGTGGGCGGCGCGGCTGGTTGAATCGTGGAAGGGCAGGCGCTTTGACCCGCGCCTGGAGAGCAGGGTGTACGACACACCGCATCCTGTCTCTTATACACATCTGTTACTGGAGCGGGCAAGAAAATATAATGAGAGGATTTCCTCCTGAGTG